CAGCCATGATTACTTTCCAAAGCGTTGGCGAAGTTGTGTTAGTTCAGCTTGTTCGGCAGCGGATAGCGCGCCAGCGGCAGGTTTTTCTTCGCCGCGCCCACGCGCTTTTTCACGAGATGCTTTCAACTCTGTGCTGGCCGTCCCCGCCGCTTCACGTGCAATTGACATTTCTTGCTGCATAACGTCAAGGATCGCGCCAATTTGACCCGTTGAGTACGCTGAGTTAATAACTTCACGCGCATGGTTCTTGTCAGATACAGTCGGCTGGCCAGTTGGGCTAATCGCACGAGCATACGAGTTAACCAACGCGTTAATGGATGTGTTAAGTTGAACAATCTCTTTGCCGCCCGTGCCTTTGGAAACCGCATTGGTTATAGCGTTAATTGTCGGGAATTCAGTTCGGTCAACTTTATCAGACAGCCCGCGAACCACTTCAACCATTTTGTTGGCTTCGTTTGCCGCAGTAGACATTTTGGCAGTTTGTGTAGCTAACGATCTTTCAGCCGCTGTTGCGCCTGCTGCTGACACACCTAACTCCAACACGTTAGCGTCAGGATTAGCTAACAAAGTTGTCGCTAAAATTTTGGCGTTACGGCCGTTAACACGGTTAGGATCTAATCGTCCTTCAATAATGGCTTTACTAATTGCCGCATTTTCAGCCGGATCAAGCGCTGCGCCTTCTTTTAGCAAGCGATCTTGAGCCACTTTAAGCTGGCCTTGTGACACTGCAAGTTGACCTTGCGATACTTTAAGTTGACCTTGGCTAGTTATATCAGCAAAGGTTGGTGTTTTAGTAATTTCACTGCCTGGCACTGTAGTAGCCGCGCCGCCAAATGCAGGCGTAGTTAATATTCGTTTGCCGCCACCAAAATCTTGTGAGGTCAAAGTAGGTTTTAATTCGTTTGCCGTAGCACCTTGAGCCGCAAGATATGCTTGGCGGTCTGCAAAAGGTATTGACAACAAAGTCTGCTGTGTAACTAAAGCCTTTGCTTTTTCTTCTGGCGAAAACAAGGGCGACGCTTGAATGTCTTCTGTATGCGCAGTGATATTGGCGTCCGATGGGCGACCGCTAATATCACGCAAGGCTTGACCTAACAGTTGTTGTTTTGCTTTGGCTGCCGTAGCAAGGCTAGACGCCGTTGCGGCTTTGCTTGCTTCGGCTGCGGCTTGTTCTTTGCGGTAGTTAATACCCAATTGAGGATTAACTCTAAACAGTTGGCTTTCGTAATCAGCCGCTGTTGGATTTAATTGGCGCAATGCGTTGCGCTCATCCATTGCCGCGCGCGCTTCTTGCATCTTAAGTGCGTTCATTTGTTGCGCGTCTTGCGCAGCCATAATTTGCTGAAGTTGGCCATACTGCGCCAACTGATTTGGCATTTCTATTTGTCTAACGCCAAGGGCGATGTTTGGGTCAAGAGCCATGATTATTCCTTAACTATATTCTGAAATACCAGAAAAATCATATGGACTGTTTGTCATTCCTGTACCACTAGGAAAACCACCGCCACCACGATTTCGCAGTGCGTTTAGCAAATTGTTGTTGCTTGTGTAGTTTAGATATGTACCTAAACCACCCGTAACTGCATTAGCCATGCCTACTTGCCCCGCCGCCTGCGCCGCCGCGCCGCCAGTCATTAAGTTACCAACATTAGCCGCATTGGCCGCGCCGTATTGACCTAGTTGATTAGCGGTTGTTTGACCAACACCAGCCAACGATTGCAAGGGGTTTAGTTGAGCGTTGCGCTCAGTTTGGTAACGGTTAAATGCGTTCATGTATTCTTGTGAACCCATGTCTTGACCATAACGCTGTGCGGCTTTTAAAGCCCCACCGCTGATCAAACCACCACGGGCAGCGGCTTGACGATCAAGCGCTTTCTGGCCTTCGGATAAACGAAAACCGTAGCCTGGGTCTTGTTGAAACTGATCCATGCCAAACTTTTGATAGTTTGTTGCCAAAGGCGTCAGCGCATTAAGTGCAGTTTGACCAGCCGCACGATAGGGGGCTAGGTCTTCACGGGTTTGTTGAAACTGTTGGTTTTGAAGTTCAGCAGCGCGGTCTGCGGCGGCGGCTTGTGTAGACGCTGCGCTTTTAGCTGCGCTTGCGCCGAGTAAGGCGCTACCGCCAATTGCTAGGGCCATCCATGGCATATTAATTCTCCTGTAGGCACTGGGCCAGTTCTTGTGCTTGCGCTACATCGCTTGGCACAATTAAAACTTCATCAATTTCATCCATATCAGTGCATTCGGTTGCATGAATGCAATACCACACAACATCTGTGAGCGATTTTACGCCATGATGTTTATTTGCTTCAATAGTTAGGCACGCTGGCGCATGAATAATTTTGCGCTCATCATCCACCATCAACTCAATAGAACCACTGGCAAGGATCGACAAATGGCTAAACTTGTGCTTATGCTGCACAAGCACATGGCCCGCTGGTATCAGCGTTTCCTTTGCGTAGACCCCTGCACTAAAGTGGTGGTTGATCATTAAGTCACCTGACGTCCAGAAACACGAATATTGACCGCGCTGCCCGTACCTGCAATTGTACTTATAAAGTCACCAGCGCCAAGGACTTGGCCAACCAACTCAGGGAACGTATAGACTTCAGCCGCTTGAAGCGATTTGGTCTTGGTAATCAAGTTGGTGTTGCCGGCGGTATCGGAAACCGTAACCAAGTTGACAGAGATCGTAGCGGCCGACGCGGTGATGTTGGTGGCCGTAAATTTGTCAATGATGGTTGTAACACCTGTTGAGGTGTACTGCGTTGTTTGCGATGCCTCGGCATATTTTGCCGGTACGAGAACTTTTACTGTGACAGTCATGGTTTACTCCAAGAGCAGATTGTTGTTAGAGGCAGCTTGCATGATGACCCAATTAGTGCCGTCAGACACCATTGTCGCCCAATTTCCTACAACTGCCAAGAGGATTGCTGTGCCTGCTGACGTGCTGTCCAGAGGCACTACGTTGCTTGATGCCGAGTTAACCAATTGAGCCTGTATGGTTTTGACTGTAATGACACGGCCAGACCACGCCGAAGCGGTAGGAAGCGTCAGCGTCAAGGCCGAGCCGGTCTTGTTGTTGATAATCCAAGCGTCCGTATCAGCAATCGTATAGTTGGCCGCTACAGTTACTGGCGCCGTTGATGTTGAGCTGCCGCCGCTTGACGCGGCCGCGCTGGCGCTCACAACAGGCTGTAACTCCAAAGCCTCAATCTGCTTTTGCATCTCAGCTATTTCAGCTTCTAAGGCAGAGCAGCAGTCGGTCAATACGTCAGGCGCCGGCAGGCTTACAAATGGCGGTAAGGTCTGTAATTCCTGATTGACAGCACGCAGTGCCTCGTCATACGACGCAACCAAAGACACGACATTGGGGCTAATGTCACCGCTTTCGCCCGCTGCATTAAACAGCGACAAGAAAAACATGTACCAAGCGCGGTCAATTAAACCCGTGCGAGGGTCAATCAACGGCACTCGCGGGGGCGTGATTGGCGTTGGTGTAGCGTTAGGGCTAGGCATTCGTTGGACTCAAAATGAGTTCAGCGCCCATGATCGTAATTTTCACAGGGTCAGTGCCCGACAACTCATACACACGGTCACGCAATTTAACAGTCATGCCCAAACGACGCCAGATTACACGCTTGTAATATTCGCCAATCTTGCCCATGGATTTCCAATGCTCGTTTGACCAAGTGTGGCCACCGTCGTCTGAGAAGCGAAGCATGACTTGAGGATCGTATCCCGGTGTGGCATCGTAGGCATTGGTAACAATTTCATAACCCGTAATGTCAGTATCTGACAAATCATACTGACCCAGAGGCTCAAAACCGTCCCCAGCTTCAGTGGTTAAGGTATCGCCCGATTGCGTAGCCAAATACGTTTGCACATATTCTGCGACAAGATTCAACCCAGACTCAGTATCTATGTTTTCACTGTCATAGCCAGGAAACGCATTTAACCCTACACCAGATTCGCAATCAAGTTGCATGGTGTGTTGGGTTGTGCGTTTAAGAGTGTTTGTGCCAGTAGGCAATGCGCGCCATGAACGCAACCATCTTTGGATGCTTCCGTTGTCGCTAAAGTCATCTAAGTCAAAGGAGTATATGTTGCCGTTTTCAAAGTCACCAATGACAATCTGGTTGTTAAACGCCATCTGGCAATTGCCACGGTGACGCGTAAAATCACCATTGGCAAACCCTGCGCGTTCATGCCACGCCTGCGTCGCCGCGTCATAGACCCACGTTGTGTTGGCGCTAGGGAAAACCAGTACATAAAAACTGTGGCCATCTTGCTGGTATGTGTAACCAATGGCGTCCGACAAATCGCTGTACTGCTGAATCTGCCACTCAACCGCATGGGTTGAGATGCGCACGCCAGCGTAACCATTGGCGCGGTAGACAATACCTTGGCCACGGCGGTCACGGCCAAGCCAGAACAGGCCGTTGTCCATTTTGGCCACTGAGTAAGGAGCCGCGCAGCCAAGTTCGTTAAACGCGCCTTGGATGCGTTGTAGAGGGTAATCTGTTGCGCCTGAGTCATACCAGACTTCAATTGAGTTTGTACCAAACGCCCACACTTCGCGGAAGTTGGACGCTACAGCCACTAGCCCGTCAGGTGAGCCTTCTGTACTGGCAAACTCCAAAGGATCAATGGACGTGCCGTCAAGTAATGAAGTAACCCACATCTTTTGGCTGCTTGGCTCATTAAATACAAAGTAGCCGTCCAAATAGCACACCGTTACGGCGCCCGGAAAGTCAACGTCAGTGATCTGGCCAAAAGCGTTTGTGGTGTTGTTGTAAATGTAACTAGGACCATTGGCCGCGATAAACAATTGCGTGCCGTTGTCGGCCATGCTAACTGGGCCCGTGCCGACTACCGTGCCAATCAGTGTGGCCGCATAAGAATTGCTAATTTTGTAAAGCTCAGTGCCCGACACAACAAAGCCAATACCATCGTTTGGCGAGAAAGCCCACAGGCCACGGATTGGGCCAGTGCCAACGGTATTGAGCAACTTTAAGCCTGGGGCGCGGTTTAGAAACGCTGGCTCTTTACCTGCTTCGGGAACAATTTCAGGAAAAAGATTGACCATCCGCGCGTCTGCCGCATTGACAGACCGCGTGACATAAGTTGAGCCAAGAATTGGCGTTTTCATTAAGATGCAACTGCTTTAATAACCGCAAAGTTAAATACTGGTGTCTCAGTTGTAGAGCCTCCAGTTGTGCGGAATGTAATATTAAAACTACCGGCCGCCACCGCAGTGACCATCAAGTCATACAGATCAGTGCCTGACTTTTGGTTTAGGATAATCACATCGGTTGCCGCCACGGTGCTGTTGGTCACAGTGAAGGTTGCCGCCACTGTTGTGCCCGCTGCGCTAAACAACGTAATTGCGCCAGATGTTTTATTAAGCGTCACGCCTGTGGTACGGCTGGTTAGTTGTGTAACCGCGCCGCCAGCGCCTACGGCATAGCCTACACCAGCCGTGCCAGTTGAAACAATTGTGCCTGAAGCAGTCAAACTTGTTCCTGTAGCTACACCAATTACTGGCGTAGTCAGCACCATGCTTGTACTGGTACAAGCGCTGATGTTGCCGCTTGCAACAGTGCCAAGCGCAGGCGCAACCAATGTTGAATTGGTAAACAGCAGTGCGTTGGTGACTTGTTTAGTTGTGCCTGATTGCACAATGGGCAAAACATCAGCAACGGCAGCAGCAGTTGCAACGGGGAGGGAGGTAATTGCAATAGTGGCCATGTTAGTAGTTTCCTGCGTAAATGTTGAATCGTTGGCGGTTAGCAACTAATGCGTAAGGCAGTGCCATTACATCATCAGGGTTGTTAATGCGTTTAAGGTCACGTTTAGAAGTCATGGCAATGCGCTGCACCTGTGGGCTTGGCTCAACACCAAACTCAGGGGCAAACTCCATGGCCAAGTTGTATGTGAACGCCCGCAGATAGCCAGGCGGGTAGTACAGCACTGTTGACAAAGTAGCAGGCTTGTCTAGCTCTTCTACCGAAATAAAGTGCCACTCCAAGTTTTGCGTTGGGCGTGGGTAAACAAACATTTCAATATCGGGAAACGTCATGTTAATAAACATGACTTGAGGATATGTAGATGTTACGGTCTTAACAGCAATACCATCGTACTGCTGTTGATTGATAAATTTGATGCCATACGACACGCCATTGGGCGCTTTGAAATATGTGGCGTCGTCTAGCAAAATGGGGCGGTTGCCTTGAAAGTCGCCCGAGGGGCCAAGGGTGCGACTAATTGCGCTTGCTGGCCATGTAAAGACTTGATCTTGTGTGGAAAAGACAGCTAGACGTTCTGTGTTCCAACTGTCGATCATCTGGTTTAACGCCATTAAGGCGTCTTGTGATGTAGCCGCAGAGGGCGTTTCACCTTCAGCAAGCACGCCAAGGAGCCGAAGCGCCCGATTGATTTGTTCGCCAGCGGTGTACGT